CCATGGCCCCCATGAGCGATGATCCCCTCGTCAGCCTGCCCGCCGTGGCAGCATGACATCAACCGCCCGCGCCAAAACGAAAGCGATCAGTGGTGAGAAGCTACACCACGCCTTGGGACATCACCCACGCACCTCGCGAAGGCGCACAGCCCGTACAACTCTGAAGATCCACGGAGCTATATCAGGAGATACAGCTTCTCTTCGTGTTTCGAAGTCGATATCGGGGGTCCGACTCCGACCAGGCTCGGTGACGAATTGTCGGTATTCTGCCGGACGCAGGTCGTCGGTCTGCATCTGTCCGTATGACGTGAGGCGCGCACGGATCGCCTCTGCCAGTTCGGTAGGTGACATCTCGAGCTCCTTCAGGATGCTCTCCAGGTCACCTTTAGCCAAGAATCCGATGTATTCCTCAAGCTTGGACAGGTCATCGAGATTCGTCAGGGAACTCCACCAGTCGCCCAGAACTTCCTGAAGACGGTCGGACCAGGGCGGGATGCTGAGGGCTGACTCCGTCACGGCAAAGTACAGGTTGGACGCACCTCGCTGCACCGCGTACTGCTCTTTGCCGCAAGTTTCATCGCCATCGGCCAGCCAAGGTCTGTACCCCCTGCATTTCGGCCCACGTTCCCAAGTCTTCTTCGAGAAAACGCCGTCCATCGACCGACGCGCGCCGCACTTCGGGCAACTGAGGATGAGGCCGGCAAGGCCGGGTTTCTCGGACCGCAGGATCAGGCCGGGATGACGCTCCGCATTGTCACGCTTCGAAACCGTGCAATCCGGCTTGTGCCCCACCCACCAGTCCCAGGGGAACTCGTCGACGTGGCCATGCTTGCAGGCCATTACGAAGCGGACGGGGATGACGAAGACCTTGCTGTCGCCATGGGATTTTTCCGTGCACGTAGCGCAGTAGCGATAGGCCTTGCCCGGATCGTTCTTCCATCGCCGTTCCGGCTTGATGACATCGCAGCCGGGACACTGCAGCCATTTCGGGAAGCGCACGGCGACGAGACGCCGGGTATCCGGATCGTCATCCTTTCCCCGCTCCAGCGTCACGGGGGGTGTCCTGAATCCCTTCACGCCCAGCTTCTTCTGCAAGCGCGTCTCACGGATGACCTGCGGGTGGGCAAGACCAGCCGGAGGGAATGAGCGATCCCATTCCTCTAGGCCCGCTGCGATACCCGACACGGCTCCTCCACCCGCCCTGAAATCCACCACCGAGCCGGGGCCAAATGTCGAAACGACTGCGCTGCGACGCAAATCCTGAAGGTCATTCTTCATGCGTATCATCCTTTGCCCTGAGGACAGGGGCCATCCTGAAGGGAGTTCCAGCCTCGACGGTCCGCATGGAGTTGAGGGTGGGCCAGGCGGCACCGGTGTCGCGGCCGGCGGCCCGGCGAGCAGCAGCGCGCTCGGCACTCTGGAGAAGGGATTTTCCTCCCTTGTGGTCACTCCAGTAAACTGTGGGGGACCTTGCCCGCCATGTGTCGAGACGGCGCTCAAGCTCTCTTCGGACTGCAGTCTCTTCAGGATCGACCCGCTTCGCCCGCTCGACGAGCAGGTCGATGAGGTCCATCGCCAGATCTTCCGCGTCGTCGTCCATGCTGGGAGAGTCGAGCATGTCGGGAACAAGGTGGCGCACTGCGGCAACCAGTGCCGCATGCAGCGCCCTGTCGCGAGCCCGTGACGCGAAGGGAGTAACGCTGGTCGCCTCAACATCCCTGTAGAGCGTGCGATGCCAGCTGCAGAACGTCTCGAAATGAGAACGGTCGCGCGCCTTCGCGTTGTTGAGAACCGAGACGACAAGGCCGCTGACGTCTCCCCGCCCGACGCGGCTGGTCGACTGGATATACTCGGCGATGGTCTTGGGTTGTCCGTTGACCAGCATCAGTCCCAGCCGCGAAATGTCCACGCCGACGCTGACCATGTTGGTCGCAAGAACGGCATCAACAGCGCCAGGGAAACCTACCTTGATGTCGAGCAGGTCGAGCATTCCGCGGATTTCTTCCTGCGTTCGCCGGGATGTCAGTTCCTCGACGTTGCTGAGGGGTCTTCTATCCTCGGCGCGAGCATCAGCATAAAGCGCGATGCTGTCGGTGACGTCGTCCTGCATGAGGACGAGCGCACCTCCAAGCTCGCGAAGCGAGTTGAAGTACCCGACGAGCGTCCAGTAGGCATCCCGGCGAACATCATCGCTGAATGCCCCGAACGCTGTTTGCAGCAGGGAGCCCGCAACTGCCTGCAACGTGAACTTTGCCGATCGACCGGCCGTTGTGACACCGAGATATCGTCTCCCCACAGCCTTCGGCCGCCGATCACGAACCGCGAAACCGGAATCGTCGTGATCTATTGCTGGCGGTGGGAACTGGAATGCTTCGCGATCGAAAAGGGCCAACACCTGCTCCGACGCTCTGCGGATCGTAGCGGTCGAGCCAATGACCTTTGCCCGGTGTCCGCGAGCGGCGAACATCAGGTCGAATGCCGCCTCATATGCGCCCGCGATCGTCCCCAGAGGACCGGAGATCAGGTGCAGTTCGTCCTGGATGATGAGGTCAGGCGGAGAACTATCCGAAACCCCAAGCAGGCCGTTGGTTCGCTTCTCTCGAACGATCTGAGCGAACTTGTCAGCTGTTCCGATAAGCAACGTCGGCCGTCTCTCGTAGACATCCTCGTCCACAGTGAAGACAGGCAGGATTCCATGCATCTTGCACGTGCTGTTCGTGCATTCGGCATCAACGGGTGAAGTGGCGCTCGCCATCGACCAGGTCAGTTTCTCACCACAGGCAGGACAGCGGGCGAGCTGTTTTGGCGAAGCCACCTCCGAAGACCCTCGGAGGGAAGCAAATGCGTCGGCACGCTTGTTGGGAGTGGCGTCTCCTCCGACCCACAGGCCGATGGAGAATGGTTCGTCACCTTGAAGCGGCAGCCCGTCGGGAGCCGACTCGCGACCAGAGCGTATCGCCTCGAGGGCCACGATCATCGCGGCAGAGCGTGCGAACTGCTGGGTCGTGAGAAGTCGCAGCGTGTAGCGCATGAGGGCACAGACACCACTGTGGTCACTCGGATCATCGGAGAGCCGACGATACACGGCGATGCACGCGATCAGCGCGAGGTATGCCTCGGTCTTGCCACCGCCGGTGGGAAACCAGAGGAGGTCCATGACGCCTCGGTGCACGTGATCACGGATGACCGAGGATGGCGCACTGAGGAGCAGGAATCCTAGCTGGAACGGGCGCCAGCGCAGGGAGCCGTGGCGGCTCTTGGAGTTGTCCCAGGGATGCTGCAGATGCATGGCTAGGTTTGCCAGCTGGAAAGCGCGGCGCAGACGCAAATCGGTGCCAAGCTGGTCAACCGATGCCCGCATGCGCCCAAGCGCCAGATCACATTGGGCTAGATGCGCCCCAGCCACGGCTCTCAGTTCTGATCGCACGTCTGAAGTATCGTCGAGGCGCTTCCGCTGCATTTTTATCCAACGGTCATAGGCATCGCAGAAAAGTTTCAACCCCTGCTCGAGGGCCGCTGCATCGGCGCAGGCCAGTGCTTCAGCCGAAAGCGGATCGAAACCCCCGCTGTCCTTGCCAAGCTCGGAAAAGAATGTGTGGCCATTCGGATCGACGCCCTCGACGATCGCTGAAGGGAGCCAGGTCGTCCCGACCCATCGTGCAGTGGGGCGGGTTCCGGCTGCGTGGTCCAAGGATTCCCACTCGGCGGAGCAGACATGCCCGACGGCAAACTCGGCCACGTTCCTGTACAGCAGAGCTCCGCTTTCCTCGTCACTCACAGCGGCGGGCACGTCGGCCCCCCTTTGATGCCGCGACGCCGCGCGCCGGGGGGGCTTCGGCACCAGCAGAGTGCCATCACAGGGCTCGACGCGAAGAGCCGTCTGGAACAGCGACGCAGCCTCGATCTCGTTTCGACCCTGTTCTGGGACTATCGAATTCACGAGTGAGAGAGTGACGAGAACGGACCCACCTGCATTTATGCATCTGACACTGAGCGAGACGTTGGGCAGCCCGTCACCGTGTTCCGCAAGCGCAAGCTCACGCGTAGGGCCGGGCGGCAGATCAAGAACTGGAATCTCAACCCTGTGCGGTTGGCGGACCCAGATGTCGACGTCGTCGCGCTTTTCGATCCGATACGTGGCAAAGCTGCAGGTAACCCGCACTTGCGGGATACCACTGGACGCAACAACGCTGAATGATATGCCTGCCACGGAGGGCTTCTGGATCGAGCCGGTCCTGACTGCATCGTTCTCGCCGTCGCTCTCCTCGCCCGAGCCAGCGCCCGCGGTCCCGAGGCGTTCATCATCCTCGCCCGACATCGCCGTACGCTAGGGCCATAGGATGCCGGTGAGGTAGACATCCGACGGGCGTGCTGTCAGTTCCTTGTCCTCTGCACGCGGCCCGATAAGATCCTCGGCAAGCCGACAGGCGACGGTATCCCTATCGAGTGACTTGTCCTGCATTGCGGCTACCTCCGGCCTGAAAAGAAGAAGGGGGGGAACGCAGCAATTCTCGGCGTCAGGATGAAACCGGAGGAAGCCCATGGTTCATTCAATGTCTCGAGGTCATTGTCGTCCGGACTCAGGACAATTGTTGCACAGCCCTGACCTCTGACGTGATTTACGTAGCCCGGCGGCCTGTGGCTGTTCTTCTGGTTCCTGTTCGACAGTATCTCCCACAGGTCGTACGTGAGGTTGCGCGACAGGGCACCGACGCGAGGGCCCTCGTTGCCAGCTCGGATCCTGTAGCGCCAATCGAGATCAGCATCCGCTTCCAGCTTGTAGGTCGTGACGACATCGGCGACCTTGGTGAGAAGTGCCTGTCCTGCCGCGGCGTCGGCTGCGCTGAATTCACTGCGACCGACGAGACCGCGAGCAGTGATGTCGCCATCACGGCCGATCTCAACCATCGTCGATTTGCCGTTTCCGGCCGAACGATGAACCCGTCCTGATGCCAATGTTGATGCTCTAAACGCGTTGCTCTCCCCGACAATCAGGGATGCGCGCGCACGCGTGGCTCCGACAAACAGCACACGCGTTTCTTCTATTTCGTCCTCAATGCTCTCGAACTCCGCACCGTTCGGCAGCAGCAGAACGACGTTGCTGGCCTCGCGACCCTTGCTGGCATGTATGGTTCCGACGATCGGTCCGTGGAGACCGTATTCGGGGAGCGTCAACTCGACAGGGGGGCGGGTCTGGCCTAGGCGCCTTCTCAGCCTCTGCATATCAACAGAGCCGTCCTTGCGGCCGGCAACGCGCATGAGGTGTTGCCAGGCTTCAGCTGGACCATAATGCGGCGCAGCCTTGTTCTCGATGCGCGCCGCCCAGAGATCCAGAAAGCGTCGTTCGGCAATAAACGGATCAACAAAATCCGCGAAACAGATCGCCAGCCATGCCGGCAGCGTTACCCCATATCCTGACAGGCGCAGCCGATGTGGAAGGTCACAGAATTGCGATGCCATCAGGACTTCAGCACGAGTTCGGAAGAGCAAGAGGTCATCTCTCGTAAAGTCCGCAACTTTCATTTGCGTCCACTTCAGCCCTTGCTGGTCCGCCAGCGCCCGGATTCTCTCCGCTGTCTGGCCGTGCAAACCGTCGCGGTGTTTCTGCTTGTCGAGTATATCACTCCGTAACTCGGTGAAGATCTTGCGAAGCCCGGGGGAGGACGTACGATAGATCTCCTTGAGGGCAAGAGTGGTGAAGCCCGGTGCCATTACACCTCGCAAGCGGTCGAGGAGCAGCTTGCCAAGCCCTAAGGCTCCCCCCTTGCAACGTCCGATGCTGTCGTCGGAGAAACCATAGATCGCCTGGGCCTCGTCAGCGAACACCGTAATGCCGCAGTCCGAAGGCAGCCGATTCACCAGAGCCTCGATCAAATCCGCTCTCTGCCCAACGAGGTCCTGCGCCTCGTCAATGACGACGTGCTCGATCTGCGCCAGTTCGTCTGCCACGTCCTCGTCAGACTTCAACAGCTCGATGACGCGGGTAATGTTTTCTTCGTAAGAACCGGTCAGCCTGGCATTCGGGTCGTGCCCGGAGTGGATGGACCACGCATGCGAGTCGATGGTCGCTATCCGAATGCCAAAGGATGCATCACCAACGTAGGAATGCAGCCGTGCACGGATTTCGGCCACCGCTGTCCGGGTGAAGCTGATCATCCAGGTATTGCTGGCCTCAATGTCTTCTTCGTTGATGAGGTAGGCGAGGCGCGCGCAGGCGACGGCTGTCTTTCCGGTTCCGGGACCGGCTTCAACGATAAGCCGGGCATCGGTCTCGGCCTCGATCACCCTGCGCTGATCTGCATCCCAGCCTGTATCCAGCGGAGCTTTCCCAGCAATATTCATGGCTACAGAATTCCCTACCGAACAATGTATTATGTTGCCGTCGTATTCAGATCTGCGTTCAACGCTGATCGCGCTGACCCCCCAAGCTTGTCACGGTTCAAGAGCACGATCTGCTGATCCTGCGGCTGCCTTGCGCTAGGATCAGTATCGAGCCCGAGACGCCGGAGCGCATAGTAGAGCAGCGCGCGCCGGACCTTGATCTTCGCCTTGCCGCCACGCATCCCGTAGTCAAGCGCGATGACCTTTGCTTGAGTTTCCGACAGGGCGGGGTGGGGCCCGATCTCCAGGGTAACCTCGGTATTCCAGTCGCCGTCGTGCCCTGAAGGCACTTCGCTTTCCCGCGACCCGCGAATCTCCAGTATTCGCGAAAGCAGGAAGTCCTTGAACGCTTCGTCGGTCAGGCAGAAAGCCCGTGTGTGCCAGCGAAACCCGTCGAACCCGATGGCGTGCGGAGCGATCCAACGCCAGCGCGGCTCCGGACTGGACAGGGACTGGTACTTCACCTCGATCGCATCGGACCGGCGTATGGCGCCGACCACGGAGCGGAGCGTCACCGGGTTGACTTCGCGCACCGGAGTCGGGGCTGAGGCGTAGGGTGGGAGGTCGGCGATCCAGGAGTCCTCGCGGTCGAGGATCCCGTCCGCCACCGACCGAAGCTGGGCGAGGTAACGGCTTGAGTCGGGTTCGAGGAACCGGGGCTTGAACTCGGGGCCACGGACGTAGGTCCGCGCGCTCTTGTCGTAGACCATGTTGTCGGGCGCGAAGCCGATATAGCGGTTCAGGTCGGTGGACGCCTGGTTCACCGAGACCCCGAACTGGTCCATCAGGTCGCTGCGGTTCACATGTCCCTCCCAGAACAGGCGGAACTCTATGAACTCGAGACGCTGCTCGACTCCCCAGCGAAGTTCGGACTTCGCTTCCAACCCACTATACTCCCGATGAAATGATCCGTCCGCTAACCAGGCGCGCCTAGTTACTGGGCTTTAGGAACAAGCTAGTCGAGAGATGATCGCCGGGCAATAGAATCTTGACCAGCGCGCGTTTTCGTGGCCGGCGATCAGCGTCAGAGGCTGAGTGCAGCTCGCTGCTTTACCCACTCCACCGGGAACGGCGCCAGCAGCTCGTCCAGCTGCAATCCCGGCGGCTGCCGCCCGTCAAGGATCGCCTCGACAATGTCGGGCGCAAGCAGGGTCAGGCGCAGCACGCGTGCGATGTAGGACGGGTTGATCTTCTCTGCCTCGGCAAGATCCTGGACAGTCTGGAAGCGCCCGGTGTCGAGCTGCTTCTTCCAGCGATGGGCGCGGGCCAGCGCCTTGACCATGGTGTTGTCGATGCGGGCGCGGGGCAGCGCCCACGCATCGGCCCCGTTCGGCGCGATGACGAGCTTGCGCCCACCCCGCTTCCGGAAGGTCATCGGCACGGTGACGGTGAGCGCGCCTGCATCGTGGAAGAGAGCGCCCTTCGCCATCAGGCCGCGTCCTTTCGGTCAGTGAAGGTCTGGAGTTCGCCCAGCAGCTTGGTCAGCCCGCCGGTGCGGAGGCGGATCGCGATGCCATCGACCTTCACGTCGACCCTTTCGACCAGAAGCTGGACGATGCGCGCCTGCTCGGCGGGGAACAGCTCGTCCCACATCGGATCAAGCCGCTCGAAGGCGTCGCGAACCTCGGCTTCGGTGATGCGATCGTCGTGTCGGATCGCGGTCATCCATGTCCGTACGATCAGTTCCGGCGCGCGCAGAAAGCCACGAAGCTGCTCGATCACCGCCATCTCGATCTCGGCGGCGGGGATCCGGCCCACGGGACAAGTTCCGGGACCGCGTTTGAGGACCGACTGCGTGACATAGTAGCGGTAGAGCCGGTCGCCCTTTCGGGTGTGGCTCGGCGACATCGCGTCGCCGTTCGGCGAGAAGATCAGGCCGCGCAGCAGGGACGGTCCCGACAGTCGGGTCTGGTTGGCGCGCATGCGCGGGCTTTCGCCCATGATGGCGTGGGTGCGCTTCCAGAGATCGGCGCTGATGATCGCCTCGTGCTCGCCGGGATAGGCCTCGCCCTTGTGGACGGCCTCGCCGATATAGACCCGGTTGTTGAGCAGCTTGTAGAGCGCGCCCTTGTCGAGCATGTAGCCGCGCCTGCTGCGGACGTTGGCCGCTTGCAGTTCCCGTATCAGCAGCTTGATCGATCCGAGCTTCACGAACCGCTCGAAGATCAGCCGGACGGATGCCGCTTCTTCCTCGTTGACGAGCAGCTTGCGGTTCTCGACGCGGTAGCCGAGCGGCACGTAGCCGCCCATCCACATGCCCTTCCGGCGCGAGGCCGCGACCTTGTCGCGGATGCGCTCGCCTATCACCTCCCGCTCGAACTGGGCGAAGGACAATAGGATATTCAGCGTCAGCCGCCCCATCGAGGTCGTCGTGTTGAAGGACTGCGTGACGCTGACGAAGGTGACGCCGCGCCGCTTGAACACCTCGACCAGCTTGGCGAAGTCCATCAGCGAGCGCGACAGCCGGTCGATCTTGTAGACGACGACCACATCGACCTTACCGAACTCGATGTCGGCGATGAGCCGCTTCAACGCCGGACGCTCAAGCGTGCCGCCGGAGATCCCGCCATCGTCATAGCGGTCGGCGACGGCAACCCAGCCCTCCGGCTTCTGGCTCAGGATATAGGCGGCACAGGCCTCGCGCTGGGCGTCGAGGCTGTTGAACTCCATGTCGAGCCCTTCCTCGGACGATTTGCGCGTGTAGATCGCGCACCGCACCTTCGGCGTGATTTTCGTCGTCGGATGATGGCCGGTCGCCGCTCGCCTCATGTGCCGCTCCCCGCGCTCTTCAGGCCGAAGAACACCCAGCCGTTCCACTTCACGCCGGTGATGGCCTTTGCGATGGCAGACAGCGACTTGTAGGGTCGGCCCCGGTACTCGTAGCCCTCGACAGTGACCGTCACGATGTGCTCGACGCCCTGAAACTCGCGCAGCAAGCGCGTGCCAGCCACCGGCTTGCGGTCGGTACGGATCCGCCGCGTCTTGGGATTGGTGTCCTCGACACCGCGCGCGAGCGCGTCGAGTCGTTTCACCGTCTCGGGCTTGAGCCCGCCATAGGCCAATTCCTGGATGCGATAGGCCAGACGGCTTTCGAGGAAGCGCCGGTTGTAGGGCGGCGCTTCGGTGCCATGGAGATCGCGCCACATCGTTTTCAGGGCGGGCGTGGGCATGGTCTTGATGGCGGCGACGCGCGCCAGCACGGGATCATTCATGGGCGGTCTCCGCCGAGTTGCGTGTCCGCATGACGGCGTCGGTCGGCGGTGAAGTCCACCGAACTGTCTCCGCACTCGCGAGATAAAGGTGTGGGTCGTCCCTCCCGCCGCTGCCGAAGCCGGACGACGCCGCGCGCGAGGATCTCGGCCGCCTCGTCGAGCCGCTCGGCATCGCTCATCAGTTCGGGGCGCAGGGCGTTGGGGCCAGTCATTCGGTCACCGGGTCTCCTCCCCGGTCACCTACTCAGCATGTGGAGAAACCGTCTCAGGGGCTGCAACCTGAATCGACTCACGGCCACGCTTGCGATAGAACGTAACAAGAACATAACCTTTGCTGCCGGACCGCTCCCATGGCCAAGAACGTCAAGAAATTCGTGAACCGCGACTTCGCGAAAACCGTCGACCTCGATCTGCTGAAGCGGCTGATCGATCCCTACGCGTCGGTGATCCAGCTCGACTGGAATGCACTGCCTGCTGATGAAAAGGAGAAGCGTGAGGCGATCTTCGAGTTCTTCCGTGGAACCGACGAGACGTTTCCGGCCGAGCTGCTCGATGCGCTCCACAAGATCATGGTCTTGTCGAACGAGAATGGCGCTCGGCTACTCCACGAGCAGGCAGATCTGGCAGGGGTGGCCATCGTGCCGCCCGATGAGGCCGACGCGAAGATCGTGACGCCTCGCCATCTCGCTCTGCGGGCGTTCCTGGACCATCGCGCGGTCTTCGACCTGACCCTCGACAAGTTCGCCTTCTGGGCGGTGAAGTCGCCGACGGAATTCAGCGGCGCGAAGGAAGGTGTTGAATCCCGCCACACTGACGACGCCGCGAAGGAAGCCTTTCGCGCTGCCGCTTCGGGCTATTTCGCCGGACGCTACCTCGGCAAGTACTGCGACGTGCGCTGGTATCCGGAGGATGATGAGATCTGCATCCTCGTGCTGCATGGCAAGAACGCCGTGACCGCCAACGTCGAGGAGAACGGGTCCGAACGCACGTTAACCTATCGCGAGATCGCGCAGGACACGATCCGGTACCATTCCGCGACGGGACGGGTCTGGATCAGCGCCACGGCGGCAGCGGAGCGCAAGAAGTTGGCCGAGCTGTTCGCGGAGCACATGCTCGGAGACAAGGACCTCTTCAAGGGCGCGAATGCCGAACAGATCTACACGCTGGCTCCGATCCAGCGGCAAGGCACCGGCTTTCGCTTCAACCACGCCTGGGATCCCGAGACCAACGCCATCCTGGTGAAGGAAATCCAGATCGACGAAGGCGAGCATGAGGTCGACGGCAAGGTCCGCTATTCGCCCTGGGCGATGACGGTCCGCGACAGCCAGAACGCGATCGTCCGGCTCGTCGAGCTGGCGCCCGAGATCGACTTCGACGATCTGCGCATCAATTACGTCAAGCTGGAGTTCCGTTTCGAGAGCGGCGGGCGCGAGCACAAGGTGATCGTGAAGGTGAAACCGCCGAACATCGCGAGCTTCCGCAACCACGCCTTTCAGAAGCAGATCCTGGAGCATCTTGAGCGCAATGGCATCCGCCTTACACGTCAGCCTGTCGCGACTGCTGTTGCAGCGGAGTGATCAGCATCCGATCAGGATCATCGATGGGGCCGATCTTCGCGACCAGCCGCCGGAGATCGTGCGCCAGTTTATGACGCTCGGATTGCTGGTCGAGCGCGAAGCTCCATCGGATGTCGACGGCTTCGCGATCCAGCACAGCGGCGGTCGAGCAATCGCCGTCAACCTCGACGGCGACGGGATCACGACGGAGGTCGATCCGACGTCGATCCGTCAGTTCGACATCGACATGATGGCAGTCTGCCGCCAGTTGCGGCGGGCTTCCAGCGTGCTGGCGGGAAGACCTGTCGAGCCGGTGGGCGTCAGCGCATTCTGGCTCGGCGCGATCGGAACCGGCAGTCGCAGGCTTGAATACTTCCTGGCACGACGTCTGCGCGCAAAGACTGCGGTCGACATCGCGTTCGCCTTGAAGGCCCATGCCGGGGGCCTGCCCATCATCGTCCTGACGCCAACCGAACGCGATCTGCCCGTGGCGGTGCGACGGCAACTCGATGGCGCGGACATCACGCTCGCCGCAATCGACGAACTTCTCGACGCCAACGCGTCTGAACCGCTCGCGATCAAGATCCCGACATCGGTCAGCAAGACACCTCGATCAGCGCAAACACGTCTTGCCGTCGATGTTGAGGGCGGCAGCGCGCGCTGCGATGGGACGCTGCTGTCGCTGCCGCGCCGAGAGTTCCAAGTGCTTGTCCGACTGGTCAACGAGCGCACGAACGAGGACGGCTGGGTCAGCCGCGATGTCCTCGCGGATGCCTTGAAAGCCGCGACCGGCAGCAACGACCGGAACGACGAGCAGATCGACAAGGTCGTCAGCAACCTCCGGAAGGTGCTGCGGGCTGCCGGAATGACTGACGGTCCGAAGGGGGCCTATCCGATCCAATCTGGTCGCGGCCAGGGCTGCCGTCTGCTGATCCCCATAAACGAGATCCACGTCTTCTGAGCGCCGACAGGTTCGCGGCAGCTTCACGAGAGCTTCGCGACAGGGTTCGAACCGCTCGAATGGGCACCGTCTCGCCATCGAAACCCGATGACGAGGCTCTGCCCCATGTCCTTCACTCCCTCGCCGGAACAGCTCCATACGCTGTTGCACGAAGCCGATCCCGCTGCCCGCCCTCTGGTGCGGCGGATGCGACTGCCCCGCCATGATCTCGAAGACATTCGCCAGGATCTGATCACGGACGCCTTCGCGCGGCTGGCGGCTTTCGATCCCGCGCGCGGGTCGATCGGTGCGTTCGTCGCGACCGTGATGGCGCACCGTGCCACGCGGATCATGCGGCGTATGATCGCCGAGCGTCGCATGTTCGGCTTCGAGCCGACCTCGATCGACGCGCCCATCAATGACGGTGAATCGGACACTCTCGCCGACACGATTGCCAGCGATGGCGGCCTCGGGGCCGTGTGGGGTCAGGCTGGCGAGGGCGCATCGACGTCCACCATCCGGCTGGATGTGGAGCGCTGTCTCGGGGCGCTCGATCGTCGGGATGGCGTGCTGTGCGCGGCGCTCACGACCAAGAGCGTCGATGAGCTGGCGGCCGAGGGGCACGGCTCTCGCGCTGGCCTCTACCGCCGGATCCAGACGCTGCGCGGGACGCTCCTCGCCCGCGGCCTTGCGGCCGCCTGAGACGGTTTCCGGACCTGGTGAGTAGGAGCCGCTCATGAGCAACACGATCATCCCTTTCTCGACGGCGAGGCTCCGGATCTCGGAGATCGACTTCTGTGGCTGGCTCGGCCAGGCCGGGCCCGGCGACTGCCTCGAATACCATCGCGGGTTCCTCGCCCTCGACGGCATGCCGATGGCGACCCGGCTTCCGCCCAAGGACCGCACCGAACTCCTGAAGCTCGGACGGCGCGCGATGTGGGCGGCCGAACAGGGGCTCGCGCATCTCGTCCAGCGGCGTCACGGCCCTGACGACTTCTCCTACCTCGCGGTGGCGCGGCCGAAGCCGAAGTCGTCGCCGGTCTCGCTCTCCGCGCTCCTCGCCGAGGAGGTCGCGTGATGACCGATCCTCGCAACAACCTGCCGACGCTCGACGCGCTCCGCGCCATGCCGATCGCGGAGATCACGGCCTTGCCGGCCGATGTGCTGGCCGTGCTGCAGGACGAAGCTGACGCGGCGCTGAAGAGCGCGAAATCGCTGAGGGACTGGCTCGACGGCGCCATCGCGCTGAAGTTCGGCGAGCGTGCGCGTGAAGCCCGCGTCGCTCTGGGCAAGGACACCGGTACCGTCCGCTTCACCGACGGCACGGTCACCATCGTCGCTGATCTGCCGAAGAAGACCGAGTGGGATCAGGCCAAGCTCGGCGCTCTCGTCGAGACGATCCGCGCCTCCGGCGACGACCCCAGCCAGTACGTGGAGATCAGCCTCTCGGTCTCCGAGCGCGCCTTTGGCGCCTGGCCCGACGCGATCCGCCGCACCTTCGAGCCGGCCCGGACGCTCAGGACCGGCAAACCGACCTTCCGACTGCTCCGCGACTGAAAGGACCACCTCATGTTTTCGTTCGGCAAATCCACTCCTGATGCGCCCCTGTCGGCGATCAAGGCGCTGCAGAAATCCCATTACAGCCTCGGCTCCTTGCCGGAGACGATCCGCGTTCCGGCAAGCCCCGGTCACGACGCGGTCGATGCGAGGCCCATCACCGAGGCGACGCTCGACGACATCGCCTTCGCGCTGCGGGGCCTCGAAGCCGAGTTCAACGCCATCGGCGACCGGATGCATGCGCTGCGCAAGCTCTCGCAGATCGCGCGTGACGCCGGCGGCGTCGGGGCAGATCGGGCGGTCAAAGCCGCAAACCGCGCCAAGGCGGAGCGCTGATCATGGCGCTCCCGATCATCACCGCCGATCAGCGCCTTGCCGAAGCCCGCGGCGTCAAGGGCTGCATCTTCGGCAAGTCCGGGATCGGCAAGACGAGCCTGCTCTGGACGCTTGATCCGAAGACGACGCTCTTCCTCGACCTCGAGGCGGGAGACCTCGCCATCGAGGGATGGACGGGCGACGCATTGCGTCCGCGCACCTGGGCTAAATGCCGCGATCTGGCTGTCTTCATCGGCGGGCCGAACCCAGCGCTGCGCTCCGACCAGGCCTATGGCGAGGCGCATTTCGCGGCGGTCGCCGAGCGCTTCGGGCCGCCGAGCGTGCTCGATCGCTACGAGACGATCTTCGTCGACTCGATCACCGTCGCCGGCCGGCTCTGCTTCCAGTGGTGTCGCGGGCAACCCGAGGCGATGTCTGAAAAGACCGGCAAGCCCGACGTGCGCGGCGCCTACGGTCTCCATGGCCGGGAGATGATCGGCTGGCTCACCCAGCTGCAGCACGCCCGAGCGAAGAATGTCTGGTTCGTCGGCATTCTCGATGAGCGGCTCGACGACTTCAATCGGCGCGTGTTCTCGCCCCAGATCGACGGCTCCAAGACCGGCCTCGAATTGCCCGGCATCGTCGACGAGGTCCTGACGATGGCCGAGGTGAAGGCCGAGGACGGCACGAACCGCCGCGCCTTCATCTGTCAGACCCTGAACCCGTTCGGCTTTCCCGCGAAGGACCGCAGCGGTCGTCTCGACATGGTCGAGGAGCCGCATCTCGGACGCCTCATGACGAAGATCCGCGAGCCCTCGCGCCAGCCGCTCGACTTCTCCGGCCGCCTGCCGGCCTCGACCCCGTCCCACGCCGCTTCGAACGACCAGACCAAGGAGTGATCCATCATGTCCAACTGGAATGACTTCAACGACGCCAGGTCGACCACCAGCGTCATCCCGAAGGGCGCGATCGCCAAGGTTCGCCTCTCGATCCGCCCTGGCGGCTACGACGATCCGAGCCAGGGATGGACCGGCGGCTATGCGACGCGCGGATCCACCGGCGCGGTCTACCTCAATGCCGAGTTCACGGTGCTCGAAGGCCCGTACGCCCGGCGCAAGATCTTCTCGCTGATCGGGCTCTACAGCCCGAAGGGCCCGGACTGGGGCAATATGGGCCGGGCGCTGGTGCGTGCGATCCTCAACTCGGCGCGCGGCATTTCCGACAAGGACGTCTCGCCTCAGGCCCAGTCCGCCCGGCGCATCCGCGGGCTCAGTGATCTCGATGGCATCGAGTTCGTCGCCAAGATCGATGTCGGCACCGACACCAATGGCGATCCGAAGAACGAGATCAGGACCGCCGTCACGCCCGACCACAAGGAATACGCCGGGGTCATGGGGCCGGTGGCGCAGTCCTTCGGTTTCCAGAGCGGCGGCGCTGCGCCGACGGCAGCCCAGCCTGCGGCGGCTCCGGCGGCCAGCATGCGTCCCTCTTGGGCGCAGTGAGCCGACGCCATGCTGCTTCGCCCCCGCCAGAAACTCTTCGTGGAGCGCAGCGTCGCGGCGCTGCGCAGCCACGGCAACACGATCGGCGTGGCGCCCACCGGCGCAGGCAAGACGATCATGCTGTCCGGCGTGGTCGGCGAGATCCTGAAAGAGCGCGACACGAAGGCCTGCGTGCTCGCGCATCGCGACGAGTTGACGGCGCAGAACCGCGCCAAGTTCGCCCGGGTCAATCCGGGCCTGTCGACCTCCGTGGTCGATGCGGGCGAGAAGTCCTGGCAGGGGCGCGCCACCTTCGCCATGGCGCCGACGCTCGCGCGCGAAAGCAATCTCGACCAACTCCCGGCGCTCGATCTTCTCGTCATCGACGAAGCGCATCATGCCGCCGCCGATGGCTACCGGCGCATCATCGACCGGGTCCAGACGCGCAACCCGAAGGCGCTGATCTATGGCGTGACGGCGACGCCGAACCGTGGCGATCGCAAGGGCCTTCGCCCGGTTTTCTCGAATGTCGCCGACCAGATCCGGATCGGCGAGCTCATCGCCTCCGGCCACCTCGTGCCGCCGCGAACATTCGTGATCGACGTTGGCGTCCAGTCCGATCTCGGCCGGGTCCGCAAGACCGCCGAGGATTTCGACATGGCCGAGGTCGCCAAGGTGATGAACCGGACGCCCGTGACGGACGCCGTGATCCGCCATTGGCGCGAAAAGGCAGGTGATCGGCAGACGGTCGTGTTCTGCGCCGATGTCGCCCACGCCACCGCTGTCGCGAACGCCTTCCGTGAAGCCGACGTGCCGACCGTGCTGGTCACCGGCGAGATGACGGAGGCAAGCCGCAAGGCTGCTCTCGCCGACTTCGCCGAGGCCCGAGCGCGCGTCATCGTCAACGTGGCGGTCCTGACCGAGGGTTGGGACCACCCGCCGACCTCCTGCGTCGTGCTGCTGCGCCCGAGTTCCTGGCGTTCGACCATGGTCCAGATGGTTGGCCGCGGCTTGCGCACGGTGAACCCGCAGGAACACCCGGGCGTCGTCAAGACGGATTGTGTCGTCCTGGATTTCGGCACGTCCACGCTGCTGCACGGCTCGCTGGAGCAGGATGTCGATCTCGACGGCCGCGAGCCGACCGGGGAAGCGCCAACCAAGACATGCCCGTCCTGCGATGCGATCATCCCGCTCTCATCGCGGGATTGCCCGCTCTGCGGCCATGCCTTCACCTGCGACGACGCCTCGGATGCGCCGCAGCCGCTCGGCGACTTCGTGATGAGTGAGATCGATCTCCTGACGCGGTCGAGCTTCAAGTGGTGCGATCTGTTCGGCGACGATGCCGCGCTGGTCGCGACCGGCTTCTCCGCCTGGGCGGGCGTCTTCTTCCTGAACGGGCGCTGGTACGCGGTGGGCGGCCGGCAGGGCCAACCAACCACGCTCGTCGGCACTGGCGAGCGCATGGTCTGTCTGGCTTCCGCCGATGACTGGCTGAACGAGCACGAGAGCGACGAGACCGCGCATAAGACCCGCCGCTGGCTCTCGCAGCCCGCTACGACCAAGCAGCTGGCGTTGCTGCCGACGGAGTACGGCCAAGACTTCGGTCTGACCCGCTACCAGGCCTCCGCGCTGATCGCCTTCCAGTTCAACAAGTCGGCGATCCGTCGGCTCGTGTTCGGGGCTGATCGCGATGCGCTGGCGAGGGCGGCGTGATGACAGGCGACGCCCATGACACCTTCGCCGCAACCGATGTCGGACCGGGAGCGTCTCTGGCACCCGAAGGGCATCCCGTGCGCCGTCTGCTGGAGACCATCACGCGGCTTTGGCTGGCGCGAGCCCTTCCGTACGAGCCGGCCGCGCCCGGAGCGCTGGTTCTGCTCGATCAGCTGTCAGGCCTTCTGGTCCTCGTTGGCACGGAGGCGTTCCGTGGTTGATCTGACCGAACAGGAACGCGCCGCCATGCGTGCCGCGCTCCGGCCCGTCGCCGAACTCATGGAGGAGATCGGCTGGACGACGCCGCTCGCCAGCCTCTCCGAAACGCAGGTGCTGACCCTGATCGAAGCCGCCATCGGCAGCTTTCAGGAAGCGATGGCGGCGAGCGCCGCGCAGGCGAGCACGGAGATTCCGTTCTGATGCTCGACTTCAATTCACGCACGACCTTTGCCGACCACCTGAACCAGCGCATCGATGCGGCCATTGCAGGTGAACGCGCTGCCGTCCCGGCGCGCGGCTATCTCGGCGCCTCCCGCCTCGGCGTCACCTGCGATCGCGCGCTTCAGTTCGAGTTCACGGACACCCCCCGTGATCCCGGCGCGAGCCTCGATGGCCGGACCCTTCGGATCTTCGAGATCGGTCATGCTCTCGAAGAGGTCGCCGTTCGCTGCTGCGTGCAAGCGGCCTCGATCTCGTCACGCGCACATGGGACGGCGGACAGATCGGCTTTTCCGTCGCGGGCGGGCGTATCCGCGGTCATGTCGACGGCGTGGTGATCGGGACTCCCGACATGCCGGTCCTTCAGGTTCCGGCACTGTGGGAATGCAAGACGATGAACGCCAAGGCGTGGCGGGAGACCGTCGCCAAGGGCGTCGTCCTCTCAAAGCCGATCTGCGCTGTCCAGATCGCGATCTATCAGGCCTATCTGGAGCCTGCGCTGCCGGGCGTCTCGGAGCATCCAGCGCTCTTCACCGCCATCAACAAGGATACCGCCGAGCTTCACCACGAGCTCGTGCCCTTCGACGCGGGCCGGGCTCAGGCCGCGAGCGACCGCGCCGTGCGCATCCTGCGCGCCACCGACGCGCACGAACTGCTGCCGCGCATCGCGCACGACCCGACGCACTTCGAGTGCCGCTTCTGCCCATGGGCCGAGCGTTGCTGGAGGCTGCCCGGATGAGCGCTGACGCGAACCCGCGATCCAGCGATGCCCGGTCCGCGGCCGAGCCCATGCTCACGCCGGACCAGGACACCATCGCGCTCTTCATCGACCGCGTCTTCGGCTATTGTGATGGGCTGGTCCCTGTGCGCGGCCTTGCCGAGAAAGGAAGCTCGGGCCGCCCCCACACCGCCTGGATCGAAGCGGATCGCGACGCCGCCACGAAGATCGCGACATCGGCCATCTGGGCCGCGCGCGAAGGCGCGGCGCTCTACGTCGTGCCCGGAAGCGTCGCAGAGGCGGGTCAGGCCAAGGCCGAGGACGTCCGGCAGATCCAGACCATCGTCGTCGACCTCGACTCCGGTGAGACGCAAGCAAAGCTCTCTCACCTCAGACAGTACCTGCCGTCACCGGTGATGGTGGTCGAAAGCGGTGGCCGCACGGAAACCCGCGCGCCGAAGCTGCATGTCTGGTGGCGGCTCAATGAACCCGCCGAAGGCGCCGACGTCGATCTCGTCTGCGCGCTGCGAGGGCTGATTGCCGACAAGGTCGGCGGCGATCCGCATTTTCGCTCGGCACATCAGCCGATCCGCGTCGCGGGATCGATCTACTTCAAGGGCGGAGCCTCGCGCCTTGTCGCCATCCGTGAGAGCTCCGCAGCCGAAAGCGACCTGCGTGAATTCGCCGACGCGGTCGAGGCGATGCCGGCGCTTCCGGGTCTCGCACCGCCCATCCAGACGCACGCAACGCCTGACAAGCCGACGCTCGATGACGTCCTGTCCCGTCGCACCCGCGCGGGCGGCGTCGATCCCGTCACCCGCTTCGAAGCGGCCAGCATGGCGATCGGCCATCATGTCCGGCTCGTTCATGAGGGGCGCGAGACCGAGGACTAGGCCCGGCGCGCGATCCAGGAGTTCAACCAGGCCTGCCTCGATCCGCCCTCGCCGCCGGAACGCATCGATGCGGAATTCGATCGCCTCTGGCGCCGGCATGTGGCCCGCAACGGACCCGGTCTGACGCTTGGCCACGCACCGGTCGCATCGATCCCTGCCTTCACGCTCGGCGCGCTGATCGACGACAAGAGCCCCATGCCGGCCGACATCATCGCGCCGCGCGTGCTCACGCCCGGTGGCATGCTGGTGCTCGGCGGCGCGCCGAAGGTCGGCAAGAGCGATTTCCTGATCAGCCTGCTCGCGCACATGGCGGCGGGGGCGGCGTTTCTCTGTTTCAAGCCGCCGCGCCCTCTGCGCGTGTTCTACCTTCAGGCGGAGATCGACTACCACTACCTGCGCGAACGGCTGCAGGGCCTCAGCCTGCCGAAGCCGGTCCTCGCCATTGCGCGCGACAATCTCGTCGTGACGCCGAAGCTCCGGCTCATCCTAGACGGGCGTGGCCTTGGCCTGGTCGAAGCCGCGATCCTCGGCGCGTTCGAGAACGAGCGCCCGGACATTCTGTGCATCGATCCGATTCGCAACCTGTTCGACGGCGGTCCCGACGGCGGCGGCGAGAACGACAATGACGCGATGCTGTTCTTCCTGCAGGCGCGGGTGGAGGCGCTGCGCAACGCCGCCGCCCCCGATGCCGGGCTGATCCTCTGCCACCACACCCGCAAGGCGCAGAAGAAGCAGATCGCCGAGGATCCGTTCCTGACGCTCGCCGGCGCCAGCGCGCTGCGCGGCTTCTACAGCGCCGGCAACCTCATGCATCGCCCCGATGAGGAGCGCCCCGAGCGCCGCCTCGAGTTCGAACTGCGCAACGGCCCCGCGATCGATCCCATCCTCATCGACAAGCGGCAAGGCCGCTGGATCATGCTCGATCCGAAATCCGAGCGCCTGGTGCGCAAGAAGGTCGGTGCAAAGCTCGATGCCGAACGGCTGCGTAAGCATGACGTCATCCTCGGCATGCTGCTCGATGAGGCGGCCAGCGAACGCCTCTACACAACGATGCAGTTCGCCGAGAAGTTCGAGAACCAGAACGGGCTCGGCAGCAAGCACACGATCCGCGAGCGCCTGAGCGTGCTGGCGACCAAGGGATTCGTGAAATTCCTGCGTGTCCCCTCGGAGTTCGGCTTCCCCGTAACGCGGTCTCGGTTCGGCTATCTCTGCGTCGAGGGCATGACGTTCGGCGCACCCGTTGATCGCGTCGATCCCACGACCGGCGAGGTCACGACAACCGCCCGCCCGGTCCTGCCGAGCCACTTCAAGTGCGCTCAGTCCGGGTTCTGCATGGATGTCGAGAACCCCGCCGTATGGGTCTACCCGGAGGGGTTCGAGGACGACCTAACTCATATGAGTGAGGCCTGACTCATATGACGGCGCCAACCACACACTTAATGAAATCAACTGGTTACGCGAAAACAAGAGTTAGGTCCCGAACTCATGCCCGAAGACTTCATGAAGTCTTATTCGGCAATGATTTCAGCTACTTGCCTTCCACGGAACAGTTAGGTGTCAAACCCCCATACTACGTATGGGATGGCCACCCCACAGGGTTGGCCACTCCTCCCATACGTACGGGCCTGTCGCGCGCGCCGCCGTGACGCTCCCCTGCGCTTCCCGATCCGACGACGGCGGCCCCGTACCGCCAAGCACCAGACCGCCGTCGTCTTCCACCACCACAGGCCACCGGCAAAGGAGACCCGTCATGGCTCAGCCGACTCTGATCCCGAATTCCGAATGTGCAAGGTTCGGATCGCTGCCGCTCGACGCGCCACGCACCCATTCCATCCTCGCGCTCGACCTCGGCACCTCGACAGGCTGGGCGATCCGCAGTCATGACGGCCTGATCACCAGCGGCACCGTCTCGCTGCGCCCCGGCCGCTTCGACGGCGGCGGCATGCGCTACGTGCGCTTCACCAACTGGCTGACCGAGATCAACCAGTTGGGCGGACCAGTCGCCGCTATCTGGTTCGAGGAAGTCCGTCGCCACGCGGGCACCGACGCGAGCCACATCTACGGTGGGCTCATGGCCACGTTGACCACATGGGCCGAACTGCGCGGCGTGCCCTACGAGGGCGTACCGGTCGGCACGATCAAGCGCCACGCGACAGCCAAGGGCAACGCCGACAAGGTGGCGATGATTGCCGCGATGCGCGTCCGAGGCTTCAACCCGAAGGACGACAACGAAGCCGACGCCATCGCATTGCTCCTCTGGGCCATCGAGACCAAGGGAGGCGTGCGATGAGATGGGCGCCACCCGGCTTCGGCGGCAAGCGGCGATCGCCGGAAGAGATCAAGCGCGAAGGCTGGCGCGAGCAGAAGGTCCTCGTGGTCAGCGAGACCGATCCGCGCCTGTCTTGGCCCGAGCGTGAGCTCGTGCGGCAACTCGGAGACAAGCTCTACGGATACAGAAAGGAGGCGCGGCATGGACGTCTGGACCCGTGATCAGGTGGAGGAGCGTCTCGCCGAGGCGGCCGATGTCCTGAAGCGCCTGCCTGATGCGAAAGGTCAGGGGTATTTCAGCACCTGGCCGCAGGTCGTGTACGAGTTCGCGGATCTCGTCAGCCAGGAGCCCCCGCGACCGCGCCGGCCCCCGCCGTCGCCTGCCGCCATCTCCCGGATGGAAAAGACCTTCGACTGGTTCGCCTGGCTGGAGCCGGAAGACGCCAAGCTCGTTTGGGCGCGGGCCGAGGGTACGCCGTGGAAACCCATCTGCTGGCGGTTCGGCCTGTCGCGCGCTACGGCGCACCGCCGCTGGGAATACGCGCTCAGCGTCATCGCGTGGCGGCTCAACGGACGCCGGCCACCCGCGAAGCGCTCACAGCGGTTCGTGGTTGAACGCGCTGCCGTCAGGGTGGCGAGATGAGGACGACCTTCGGGAAGTACGACCGATACCGCGCAGGATCGCGGGTCAGCAGGGTCATGCCCGACACTGCCGCATGCGCGCCGATGAAAAAGTCAGGCAGGACGCCCGTTCTGCTCCCGCCCTGCCGGCGGTATTGCTGAAAGGCCTTGCCAGCGAGAAACAGAGCTTCGCGTGGGACATCAGCACATCCGATGTCTACGTCCTTCAGGAGGCGTTCGACCTCTTCGATCCGGTCATAGCCGACCGAGAACTCCGAATAGACCACCGCATTGAGGACCACCGGACCACGCACTGCAGCTGCGTCCAACTGTTCGATGGACCAATCCGCCCAGTTCGGATCGTTCGTTGCAATGTCGAGCAGCACATTGGTGTCGACGAGGATCAAGCAGCCTCGCCGCGGGTAAGCGCCATGATCTCATCCGTGCTGAGGCGCGTCGTGGCCGTACCACGCAAGCGCTCGAAGCGACTGGTCAGCGGTCGCCCTGCATCCTCGGCCTGGATGAAGGCGCGGCCATCCTTGTCGAGATTGAAGGTCACCTTCGTCCCCGGTTTGATGCCGAGACGATCCCGGATGGGTTTGGGGATGGTGACCTGTCCCTTGCTGGTGACGGTAGCGGGCATGGCGATCCTCGTAATACCGGATTGATCTCAGGTATTACATAGCGCGGTGCGTGTGGTTGTGCCAGCCGATCGGTTGTCAAGCCCCTTACGGTTCGTGAGACATTTTTCAGTGAGACATTTCCCGGCGAGACAGAACAGGGCGAATTCGCGTATCCCGGTGGCATGTTCGCGAGAGGCGCGTCCGAAGCGGCCCATCCGATGAGTTTGGTTCCTTCCCGGCGGATACCCTATGCGGGAGGGCGCGGCGCGAAACGTCGCTAGCGCCAGGCCGGATTTTTTGGGAAGCCACCCGGAGTCCAGCGCCTTTCACGGCCCCTTAGAAGTCCCGACGAACACAAGCTTTTTTCCGCGTGGTTGCTTGCCATGCCTGGACCCTCCTCGGAGTCGAGCGCGGCATCCGGCATCCAGCGGCCAATCGACGGCGACACGCCCAGCCATAACCGGACATCATGCCCCTCAGCTTCGCCCCCGAAGCGATCGAGACCTGGCCGCTCGACCGCCTGCGCCCCTATGCGCGCAACGCCAAGACCCATGGCGCGGACCAGGTCGCCAGGATCGCCGCCAGCATGGCGGAGTTCGGCTGGACCGTCCCGGTGCTGGTGTCGAGCGATGGCGAGGTTATTGCCGGCCATGGCCGGATCATGGCTGCTGCGCAGCTCGGCCTCACCGAAGCGCCCGTCATCGTGCTCGACCATCTGACCGAAGCGCAGCGTCGCGCCTATCGCATCGCCGATAACAAGCTGACCGAACTCGGGGCCTGGGACGAAGCGCTGCTTTCCGGCGAACTGCAAGAACTCGTCGCCGATGAATTCGACCTCTCGCTGATCGGCTTCTCCGATGGCGAGCTCGACCGGCTGCTCGCGCTGGAACCGGGCGACGAGGCATCCGACGGCGCGGGCGTCGCCCCCGTCGTGATCCCGGAACCGCCGCGCAATCCAGCCTCTCGTCTCGGCGATCTATGGCTGCTGGGCGATCACCGGCTGCTCTGCGGCGACAGCACCAACGCCGCCGATGTTCGCCGCCTGATGAATGGCGAGCGGGCCATCCTGTTCGCCACCGACCCGCCCTATCTCGTCGACTACGACGGCTCGAACCATCCGACCCGCAACAAGGACTGGTCGGCATCTTACGGCACCACGTGGGACGACAGTTCACAGGGGGCTGAGCTTTACGACGGCTTCATCGCGGCGGCCGTTGCCGAGGCGATCGCGGAAGACGCCGCCTGGTATTGCTGGCACGCCTCGCGCCGCCAGGCGATGCTGGAAGCCTGCTGGGAGAAGGCGGGCGCGTTCGTCCATCAGCAGATCATCTGGGTGAAGGACCGCGGGGTTCTGACCCGGTCGCACTACCTCTGGAAGCACGAGCCCTGCTTCATGGGCTGGATCAAGGGCAAGCGCCCGCCGAAGGTGGCCGAGGAAACGCTCCCCTCGACATGGGCGCTGCCGAGTTTCGCCAAGGACGATCGGCCCGATCACCCGACGCCGAAACCGCTCGATGCCTTCGGGATCCCGATGCGCCAGCATGTGACGCGGGGCGGACTTTGCTACGAGCCGTTTTCCGGTTCGGGTTCGCAGATCATGGCGGGCGAAGCCAATGGCCGCCGTGTCTTCGCGATGGAGATCAGCGGATCTTACGTCGATGTCGCCATCGAGCGCTGGCAGGCCGACACCGGGCGCGAGGCGATCCTCGACGGCGACGGACGGACCTTTGCGCAGGTGAAGGCAGAGCGGCTGGGCGAAGTAGCTGGAAGTCTGCCCGATACATCCGACACCGACGCCTCTCCTGAACCCGCGCGAAACCGCAAATCCGCCGCGTGACATGCATGACCTGGCTCTACATCCCTCCGGAGATGCTTCCGGAGCCGGAGACGCGTGCCTTTTCGGCTTGTCCCTCTGCTCCGGCGCTGGTGGCATCGACCTCGGGCTCACCATCGCACTGCCCGGATATCGTGCTGTGGGCCATGTCGAACGGGAAACCTTCGCCGCAGCCATTATCGTGGCGCGGATGGAAGACGCGTCCCTGGATCGCGCGCCTGTCTGGGACGACGTTGCCAGTTTCGATGGCAAACCATGGCGCGGCGCGGTGGACATCGTCTCTGCAGGCTATCCGTGCCAGCCGTTCTCCGTCGCGGGCAAGCGCCGGGGCGCGGACGATCCGCGCCACCTCTGGCCACATGTCGCCCGCATCATCGGCGAAATCGAGCCGCCCTTCGTCTTTCTTGAGAATGTCGCCCATCATCTCCGCCTGGGCTTCCCCGAAGTCGCCGCAGGACTGGTCGGCATGGGCTACCGCCTTGCGGCAGGCCTCTTCACGGCGGCGGAAGTCAGCGCGCCCCACAGGCGGGAGCGCCTGTTCATCCTCGCCGTCCGCGAAGGAGACGAACTGGCCGACCCCGCGCGCCTGCTCCGGGACCCGTTCGAGTGGCGGGAACCGGACGGAACTGCTGCGGCTCTGGCCGACCCCTCGCGCCAGCGCCAACGAGAACCGTCAGATGAAGCCGACGCCTTCGCAGGAAGCCGGTCAGCACGGGATGAATCTCGCAACGACGGCGGCACTCTGGCCGACGCCGCAGACCGACAGTTTCCGCAGCCGGGGTGGCGAGCGGCGCGACGAGAAGGGTCTGGACCGCATGGCGCGGGACTGGCCGACGCCGATGGCGACCGATGGCTGCAAGCCGAGCGCGGGCAACCGCCGGACGGCCGATCTGACCCATGCAGCGGGAATGTGGATGACGCCGACGGCGCGCGATCACAAGGACGGCGCGACCAGTCTGGCCAACACGCCGGTGAACGGCCTGCTTGGCCGCCAGGTCCTGGTGACGCCGACGGCTGGGAGCGATACCTCCGATGTGCGCCGGACCTTGAACCCGCTGTTCGTCGAGGCGCTGATGGGCTGGCCCACCGGGTGGACCGGCTTCGCCTCTGTGGCAACGGCGTGGTGCCGCTGGTTGCGGCGCATGCGCTCAGAACTCTCGCGGCTGAATTGCTGGCCGACGGATGAGGCGGTGGCATGAAGCAGTCGCGCGCCATGTCGCTGATCGAAGCCACAGCCAATGTCGTGGTCGGCTACGGCGTCGCGGTGCTCACCCAGTTGCTCGTCTTTCCTATGTTCGGGCTACACACGACACTTGCGAAGAACCTAATGATCGGGGCGATCTTCACCGTGGTGAGCATCGCCCGGTCATTCGCCCTGCGACGGCTGTTCGAAGCCTTGCTGGACAGGTAAACTTCCAAAACGCAAGAGCCAGCGTCGATCTTCGAGAACGGCTATACTGGTCACCTGAACTCGAAAGATTGATCATGACTCGTGGGAAACCCGTAGAAATCGCTACACGCAGCTTCGAAAATCAGTCGAAGGCGATTGATCATTTTCGAGCAATGCTGGGTCGCTACAGGCCTGGCGATAGAGTTTCGGACGATGACGCTCTCGACCTATCTGCCTTGTTGGAGCGTCATGATGAATATGCACAGAAGGTTGGCAAGGGGGTTGCCCATTTTGAAGTGATGGCGACCGAGCATGGTACGAACTGCTTTCGGATCGTCCGCATTGATGGCTCCGGCACCGACTTTTCCTATCGGCACTGCATCACCCAACGCCCTCCTACGCGGAAGCAAGAGGTTTCTGCCGCTTTTCGTCGAGTCGTTCAGCTCGATCTTTATGCGGCCCGGGACAAGTTCTTTTCCGATCATCGCGGTGACGACGGCAAAGTCTCGTGCGCCGTGACAGGCGAAAGGATCCTGCGCGATGAAGCGCACATGGACCATCGGCCACCAATGACCTTCGAAGTCATCGTCACGACCTTCCTTGAAGGGCGCGGGATGAGTCTCGATCAGGTGCCGATCACCTCTGGGCGAGACGAGCAAGTATCGCCGGAAGTGACCGATAAGGTCTTGGCTGAAGCATTTCGTGGCTATCACTCGCGGGTTGCGAAGCTTGATATCGTGAAAAGTGCGATCAATCTCGCACAGTCATCCCGCAACAGGATCAAGGACGGCCGGGTGAAGTTGACCTAACCCGACCGTCTGAGGTCCAGCTTGTCAGGCGATCCGGTAAATCCGACCGCGCCCCTCGACCTTCTCCGAGGTCACGTCTAGACCGAGCTTCTTCTTGAGCGCTCCGGCGATCGCGCCGCGCACCGTGTGGGCCTGCCAGCCGGTGGCGGTGGTGATCTCCTCGATGGTCGCGCCGTCCGGCGCACGCAGCATGGCGATCAGCGCCGCCTGCTTGGTCCCTGCGCGCGGCGTGCGCGTCGAATGTGCGGCTTTGGCGTCGCCATCCTGAGCGGGATCCTGCGGCGGCGCTTCTGTCCCACTCGGGCGCGCAGTGTCGGCATCATCCGGCTCGATGCCGATTGCGGCAAGGCCCGCGTCGGTGGCGACCAGCGTCGTGCCGTGGCCGTCGCCGGTTTCGCGCCAGACCGGTTCGCCGCGTCGTGCGTTGACTTCGACCTCCTGCAGCAGGCCCTTCGCGATCATCGTGCTGACGACCTTGGCGGCAGCGCCACCCCGCAAGCTGTCGGGCAGTGGCAGCGCGATGCGCTCGGAACGCTGCGCAGCAGCGCTCAGGATGATGGCTTGGGTGTCGGAAAGCTGGGTCATCGGAACCTCCGGTTCGAGAGCGGCGCGACCATCGCGGCGCTTCCACGAGGCCAAGCCCCGCAATCGCGGGGCTGGCGCGGAGGCCGTCCGGATCATTCGGCGTGTTCGCCCTCGCGGAAGGCGCTGTCGGTGATGCGCTTCAGGAGTTCGGCGTAGTGGGCGAGCGTTCCGACATGGCCCCAATGCACCTCATCGGGATGAACATCGAAATGCTCGTCACTCAGGGCGGCAAGCCGCGCCAGCATGGCGTCGATCTCGACCTTGCGGGCGATGAAGGCGTCGAGGGCCTGGGCGTTCTTGGCTTGGCGGGTCATCGGAAATCTCCTTGGTTCGTGACCCCATACAGGCTCTGTCCGGCGCGCTTATCAAGGCAATAAGTGCATCAAAACATTATGTTTTCGGAGCGGACATGCAGGGCATGAGCGAGCGCCAGTACGCGTCCCATGTCGGCTTGTCGCGGGGCGCGATCCAGAAGGCGAAGAC